GATTGTTTCCACTGCGCGAAACTTTTAACGCCAGCCTCTCCAGCTTCAACGGCAGCATTTTTCACCCCATAAATAGCGTCCATTCCGTCTCCAGCGCTATTTATGATTTGATTAAAACCGCCTAATAAATCTCCGGCAGCCGCCAAACCTTCTCCAAAAAGTTTTGGAATCTGTTGTAAATTTACTTCAACTTCATGCCAACTCATTTGACCGGATTCCCCAAGTTGCTCGAACGAAGCAACCATATCTTCTTGTGATATGCCAAGTTCCTTGATCATCATTCTGGCATTATCGAGATTCCCTACTAAGTTCTCCTGTAGGATTGCTCCGATTTGTCCACCAACATCTTCGGTAATTCCTAATAAGTTAGTCAGCCCTTTACCGAGAGTATCGAAGGTTTGCGTATTACCAGCGCCATATTTATTCTTTGCTTCATCTGCCCAGCCTGGTTTATCAAAACGAGTAACATCACCAAACTTGAAATTACCGTCAAACTTCTGCATCTTGCCTTGAGCATCATAGAAGCTTGCATTCTTTCCTTTGAAAGCATCCTCTAAATATTTTTCCACTGATTTTCTGGCAAGAGTCTCTTTGTTAGTTCCGCCGAAAGTTCCACCGATAAACTTACCGACCACTTTGCCAATTTCGGAACCAATCTTAGCTCCTTCAGAGCCTCCGAAAATAGCACCGATGGTTGCACCGGCCCCTTGAGAAAGTCCTTCGGCTGTACCTCGAGAATTTTTCCCTATTTTACTTAATGATTCCAATGAATCGGTAACTATACTTGCGTAATCTCCTAAGCCTTCGAACGAAGTGCCTAGCTCACCCATACTTTTCATGAGTCCACTCGAGGTATCTGAACTTCCCCCAAAGCCAAGTGAACTCATAATACTATCCATTATCCCGCCGCCGGAGCCTCCACCGGAACTTCCGCCGAATAGACTGCCTATTGCATCATTTAGTAAATTCCCTATTTCTCCAGCGCCACCTTTGCCGGAACCAGTAGCAGCGCCACCGAAAATCCCGCCGAAGAAATCAGCATAATCTCCGCCGACTCCAAAACTCTGCATCATATCCGAAAGACCGGAAGATAATGAAGAAGCGAGTTCTGAACTTTGAGCCTTCATATCTCTCATTTGTCCTGTAGCGCTTGTGAGAGCTTGCTCGAAATTTCGTGAATCATCGGCTGTATTTTGCATGGACTCGCCAAGAGTCTTAAGCCCGTTCATATCACCGGCTTTCATCAAATCGACTACGCTCTGAGTCAGCGGATCTATGTATTTTTTACCGGTTGATAACTCATAAAGATCGGCTTGTGTTTCTTTGAGTCTGGTATTTAATTGATCCGAATTTCTTATCCATTCGTCATAGTCGCCTTTCCCGTCTTTAAGCGAAGAACGAAATTGATCAAGAGCGGTTTTATTACCTCGAAATCCTTCAGCCATCTTATCGAGTCCAGCAAAATCTCCGGCTTTTAATAAACCTGTGATTTGCTGGCGCATCGGGTCAATGCTGTTCGTGACATCGGACATAACACTTTTCAGGTCGATGCCCGTTTGCTTCCATGCTTCGGCAAGTTTCTTCCCCTCTGCCGCTCCGTCTTTACTTGAAGTTTTTAATTGCTGAAGTAGCCCGGTAAAACTTTGTGAAACACCATCCGTCCCAGTTTTAGCAGAAGTTATCATGTTCGTGCCCATGGTCTGCATCTCTTGCGAGATCCCGCTCACCATGTCTGGAACAATGGAGTGCCCTATTAAGGTATCGTACATACCCTGAAAAGTCGCTGTTACGTCATCGGAAAAACTAGCAATGGAATTTTTCGCGTTTTCAAATCCGCCTGTAAACCATTGCGTAACCCCATTTACTAAATCAGCAACATATTGAAGAACGGTTTCTTTGAGATATTGGAATCTTTGAATCGTATCATCGACCCATGCATTGATTGAGGCCATAGCATCGGTGCTAAAACCTCCAAGCATACCAACCAGGTTGTTAAAGGCATCTATGGTGAGCTGAATTTGCTCGTCCACCATTGGGCCTATTTCATCCCACTTGTACCAAACTATAAATGCCGCTGCGAGTGCTGCGGCTACTAATCCGATTGGAGAAATTAGAAGTGCGAGAGCACCACCGAGAGCCGAAAGAGTTCCTGTCAAAATTGGTCCGATAGCGACAAGTTTTGCAACCCATCCGAACATAAAACTGAAGGCGTAAATTACGGGACCGACAGAGGCTAATATTGCGCCGAATGCTGCTACACCTGCTGTAATATTTGGGCCGAGGAATTTAAATAGCGCTCCTACCTGTTGAAGAAGAGGCTTTAGAGCGTCGAGGGCCACTACTAATCCGTCAAGAAGAGACAGCCCAATAGGAGCGAGAGCGAGGCTTAATTGATTACGAAACTGAGCGAACTTCTCGCCGAATCCTTCGGTGTCTTTTGCAGCTTTTGAAATTGATTCAGGAGATTTTTCTATGGCTGCAACAAATTCTTCGAGAGACAATTTCCCGCTACGAATAAGGGAGGCGAATTTAGGACCGGCTTTATTCCCGAAGATTTGCATCGCCGCACCAGCCGCTTCGGTATCGCTTGGAATATTTTTAATACCTTCAAATGCAGTCTTGAAGGCTCCTGCCATATCTTTGACGCCAGCCTTAGCGAACTTAGAGACCGCGAAACTGAGCGCTTTTATTGCATCCCCAGAGCTCGCACCCGCTTTACCAAGCTGCCCCAAGAGCGCTGCACTTTCTTTTAGGTTAAGACCCAGAGCTTTGAAAGTTGGTTGATTTGTAGAAATTGCGCTGCTGAGATCTTCAAAACTTACTCCGGTTTTTTGGCTTACCTTAAATAAATAATCGAGGGTCGCGCTTTGGTTTTCGCTGCTAACTTTCCACGAATTCATGACCGCAGTGGTGCCTTTCACCGCGCTGCCTAGATCTGAATTTGTAACCGTCGCTAGCTTACTTACTTGAGTGGTTAGCTCTTCCAGTGGTTGACCAGAAAGCCCAAGACCGGTGCTGAGCTTTGCAACCGCAGAAGCTACTTCCTCGGCACCTTGAGTCGTATTGCCAAAAACAGACTCAAAAGAGGCCTGCAATTTATCGAGCTCTGCCCCTGTAGCCCCAGTGCTAGCGCGAATCGTATCAAATGCGTCATCGATGGACTTTGCTGCAACTATTGCAGCTCCACCAATTGCAGTCAGCGGAGCTGTAACTGTCGCACTAAAAAGCTTGCCAGTACGTGCGGCAGTTTTGCCAATGGCTTGAAAGCTCTTGTCGAGCTGGCCCATCTGCACTTGAAATTTCGCGAAGTTTGCGCGAATTTCAAAGAACATAGTTGCCACTTCTTTACCGGCCATGCTTCTCCTTTTTCAGTTTCTCAATTGTAGCATTAGCAGGACGGACAAAGGTATCCCAATAAGCACGAAGGGCTTTGCCGCTTCTCTTTTTCGGTATTCCGTATTTCGGCATGAAGTCCTCCGGTTTAAAAGGCTCCTTCTGTTTTTTAGGGTCACGATTAGTGTTAGCTATCACACTCGCCACTATTCCGAATCCTAAATCAGAAGCTTTTCGACCGGCATCGAATCTTTTGCCAAGAACATGAAACTGCGAAGGTGTTAGTCTCCAAAAATCCTTATTGGATAGCCCGTAGTCGTAAATACCTATCGACCACATTTGGAGCCAATCCAACTCCGCTTCTTCAAGGTCCTTAGCGTCTATTCCTTTTTTTCTCCCGCCTCCGATACTGGGTCGGCTTGCGGCATACTTCGCCCTAGCATTTCGTGTACTAGTGGCATTAATTTCATCAGTTGAGGAACAGACATCAATTTGCAGAAATTTTCAAATGTTAGATCTGGGTCATCTGATAATAGCCCTGCCCATAAGAGCAAGCGCATATCATTAAACCCCATATCGTCCCATTTTATTGCTTTGAATAAACTTTTCCCGAGTCTCTTTTCGAGTTCGCAGAAAGCGTTTAAATCCAAGCAAAAGTTTCGAAGTCGATCAAGCTGCACCTCCATTGTCGGAGATGCTATAAATGCATTAGTCATATATTAGGTGCCTCTTTTCACCTATTTAAAAATTAAAGACGAGTAATCGGACCCGTTATTTTAATTGTTGCGCTCGCGGAAAGCTTGTCATCGATCTTCGCTGAAGGCGTAAAATCGGTTACATATCCAGCAAAACTATCGGTTGATCCGTCTTCATCGGTCCATACGATCTGATAGTTTCGAATAGCCCTAGCAAGCTGGTCATCTCTGAGTCCACCCTGGTTAGTGTCTCCAGGCAGATAGTTAAGATCAAAACTGATCTCAGTTCCATCAAGAAGACTCGGGATGTACTCACGGAAGGAATCTGGAGACTCCATATGTGTGGCGTCAATGAGATCCATTTTGATTCCAGGACCGCTGATATTCGTGATCTCAGCTATCGTAGTAAATACCTCTGTCCCAGCCGCTCCACTTGCAAGAACATCTGAAGAGAATGCCGCAAGAACTCCAGTACCGTCGCCTACTCCGTCATTAGCAAACCAATTCGCTGCAAATGTTGAGTTTGCATAAAGTTTAGCGATTACGTCGTTAACAGTTGAAACGCTTGCAGCGCTTCCGTCTGTTTCCAGAGTAATAGATATAGCAGTAGTTGAGACGGTCACTGAAAGAGGAGTATTATTACCGCTTGCAACCGCGACAACGGTTTTGCCGTTACCAACTGTGCCAGCAGTTCCCCAACCAATAATAATTTGGCTATTTGTGCTCCCTTTAGTAAGTGAAGCTGCCACCCCGGCTCCAACTCCGCCGTCGCCTCTTTTTAATAGTGTTCCAAATCCCGAAGTTCCTTGTGTTGCACTCATATATATTCTCCTATCTACTCGTTATACCAAACGTGATAATCCTGCGTCACGCGTCGCAGTTCCGGGGATTCATCATAACCATCCATGCTATCGAGTAGTAATACAGCTTGGATAGTTACTTCACTTTCTGTTCCACGAAATGTGTCTAGTGCGGCTTTCACTGCTTGCCCCACCGAGCGAGCTTCTTTCTGAGTCTTAGCGTAGCAGTCTAATTGAATTCTTGCATTACACAAACCTGAATTACTATTAAGACTATGAACGAATTGGGTTCCAACTCGTGTCATTAAAATAAAAGGTACTGGAGGTGTTTGAGGAGAGTCAGCGAAAAATATGCGAGTATTTACAAGAGCAGTAACCCCAGAATCTGCTTTCAGAATATTGATAAGAGCTTTTTCAACCTCTGGCACTTAATTTTCTCCACTCTTTTGCCACTGCTTCACTTATCTCGGTAACCATTACTTGCTGCATATTTTCTTTTTGTGCATCAAACGCTGGTCTAAAAAAAGGCTGCGGTGCTATATATCCATGAGCTACAACTTTTTTGCCGCGTTTTATAACATAATTATGCCCATATTCTACGAGTGGGCCGTACCATGTTGGTTTATTATTGGAGTTTTTTTCATTCGATTGAACTCTATATGCTGCTTCGAAAGGACTTATTGATCTGGATTTGGAAACGATACTATCTCTCAAATCTCCTTTATTCACTGGAACTCTAATTTTTATTTCCTCTTCAAGCACAAAAGCTGCATATTTAACAGCTTTTAACATAGCTCTTTTTGCTACTTTCTGCGGAAGGTCTTTTAATCCATTTCTGAATTTCTCAAGACCAATTATTTTCATTTCTACGCTCATTCTGATTGGCCTTCTATTCGAAATGTTTCAATTTCTAGTAATTCACGCCGCCCTAATTCAGTAAGACCAGTTATCTGATAGTCCAGATTATCGAATCTTATTCTATCAACCTCGGATATATCGTTCCTATATAGTAATTTAAAGCAAATTATCTTTGAGGCTCTTTTGCTCCCAGCCTCGATCCCCTCGTCAGTAGTTTTATAAAATACTTGCGCCCAAGCTTCACTGTTTGGAGTCCAAGTTTCAACGGGTTCTCCGAGGTCATTATACGAGACGGTTCGCTTTAGAATAAAAATTTTTCTATCTCTAAGCCCCGCACGAGATTGTGGGAATCCGTAAGCCACAATAATCCTTATAGTCGAAAATCACGATGAGGCCATAATAGCCATTCAGCCGCTTGCGGAATTACTAGTGTAGTTATTCCGGGTCCTACCTGAACTGATTCTCTATTAGTGAAAAGATGGCCGATGAAAAGCTTCATAGCAGATTTTATTTCGGCTGGTATATTATCCGTATCATCCCAACCAGCGACGTATTCCACGATCACTGAATTTCTTTTCCCGGATTGTGTAGAAGGCCACGCTTGATTCGGATTCAATTCTATAACGGGAGGAGTGCTATTCAAATCAACTGTGTATGAAGAACTAGAAAAAGTTTGAAGAGTACCGTCTGAATCTAAATATTTAACATAGGTTACAGATTGAACTGGTCCAAAATCGAGCTCAAAAATACCTTCGCTTGGAAAACAATCTAGCCGTAATTGTCGAGTTTGCGTTGAGAGCGATTTACGAAGAATCGTTTCAGTTTGCCCTTGAACGGCAGAAATAATTGCCGTTATATCGTCATCGTGAGGACTTACTCCGTCTGTTCCGCCGGAAAAATTAGTTATAGTGGCACTACTTAGAATACCAGTTCCAGAGCCAGTACCAGAAGTTACGGAGATTTTTTGCGCGATTGTAGCATCATTAAGCATTAAAGCGATAACGTCATTAACAGTACTCGTAGCATCGCCTAAGCCATCGGTTGCAAGATTAATAATAAAACTACCTGCGCTATAAGAAACGGATAACGGAGTATTATTGCCAGATTCTATTATTGTTAAACTCCACGAATTCGAGTACGTACCGTCTAACTTAGCAGTCAATTTGATTTGGGAATCGCCAGTCCCTTTTGTAATCGAGCCTTTTGAGCCAGGAGTAACATCATCAACTCTTAAATGGGCTTTTGCTTCGGCGAGTGTAATCGCATTAGTAACGGGAGCCGTGGAAACTATAGTGGATCTTCTCATAGCGCCTACTCATCTTCGAAACTTGTCACGCGGACGAGCTCAACCGTTTTAGATTCGAGTAATTCTTCAATTTCTTCAGAAGAAACTTCTATAATTGAACCCTCTGGGATTAAAGTCCCATCGGGTTTTTTTGAAGCTATTAAAACTCGAACTGTAAAAATACTTGCCACGAATTCTCGACCGACTAACCGATTAAAATATGGAAGGTGCCTGTTTTAACAGAACCGCCAGAAGCCACCTGAATTTTCACTCTATCTTTCGCCGCAATTATTCTATCCAGGACTGGGTCTACTCCGCTAACAGCCGAAGTCCCGTCTGTTTTATTAACTTGAGCAGCTGGGTATTTGCTTACGCTTGCATTAACATCGGCTTGCGTCCATAGCGTTTCCCCAGTTTTTTCAAGCGTAATCGTGAAATCAACTCCGTTCGTAAAATCGTTTTTTACGTAGTGAATTCCATAAATTTTACCGCTTATTACCGGGCTGTAGGCTACGGCAGTCCCATCGGATGCCGTTGTAACCAGAACCTCATGTCTTTCAGTATACATTTAACACCCCTTTTTTGTTAAGAAAGTGCTACGATTCCAGCGCCCTTTAAAGCCGCTATAATTGAATTTATTTTCCCGCCCAAAGCGTCTAATGCGGCTTCGGCTTCCGTATCGGAAAAAGTAGAATTCAAATTATGCGCCACTGAAGCGTTCGAAATAACGGAAGCTTGTGTGCCATTCGCTTTTATTACAGCGCCAGTTTTAATATCAAGCACTCCACCGCTTTCGATGTGAAGTTCATTTCCGCCAGACTCTTTATGTATTTTACAGGAATATGCCATATCGTTCTCCTCGTCATATAGCTAAAACATGTTCTGAAAAACTGAGTGCTGGACCACGCGAACAAGTACGTGGTCCAGCATTTTTACTATAAGGTAGATCCTACCTTTTTAAGGTGCTTAATCGCGATTACGCAAAATTCACCGGTTCCTGAGTTATTTGAAGGGGTGATTTTCACGCGAACGTATCTTTTTGCGCCTCTATAGCCGAACTGTCGGACTGTATTGTCGTCCGCAAAAGTCCAGTCAGTTACGGTTCCATAGAGTTCATCGGCGGAAGTTACTTCAGCTTCTGTTCCCATGCCGGAAGCGTCATCAGCATAGAGTGCTACGTCAAAAGTTGCGTCTGTATCTGCAAGAGTACTTGCAGCGATCACAAATTCAACTCCATCGCATCCTTCAAGGTCAATCGTCTGACTGACCATAGCTGTATTATTACTAAGCGCCACGGGCGAAAGTGCCCGAACTGCGCTGAATTGTGAGTGAATGTCTAGCTTATTGCTCATGATTTTTCTCCTTTAGAAAATAAATTAAGCTAACTTTACACGAGCAAAAGCCTCGGCGAGAACCGGCATTCCGTCCGCTTCCATGCGTCCGATATAACCGATCTGATTCGTCTCAGCATACAACTCGGTAAGGCGCTGTACTTCAAGAGCGCCGATAACCTCTGCAATGTGATACTGCTTAAAGTCACCAACGATTCCAGCATACAGTCCGGTCGTAAACGTGCTAGGTGCATACTCAGATTGCATATAAGGACGATCCAGAATGGTATTTGGCTGTCCTGCGGTTACGCTTGGCTGCCAGAGATAGCGACCTTCGCCATCTTTCAACTTTCTAATCATCTTTACTGCAAGTCGGTGAAACATCCAACTAGCGTTTCTTTGATACTGCTCTTTGAGGCTATAAAGCGCTTCAATGAGGCCATCAAAAGTAATTTCCGTTTCAGTATTTCCTGTTGATACGTCACGACCGGTAGGAATACCCGAAGTACTCGCAGTAAAAATACCGAGAGGCGCGGTTGCTCCATTTCCGGTTAAAAAACCTTTCTCCAAGGTAATTCCGAACTTATAAGCCAGACGTTGCTGAACAAGACTCTCCACAGGTACCGCACTATTTGCGATAAGCTTTCTGGAAATCTTAATCCTCTTCGCTACGGGGAGTGGCTTCAATTCCCTAAGACCGGTGGTCATAGTGGAATCAGCACTTCCAGTTGCGAGCTCCGTTGTCCAATCAGCATCGGCTGGATCAGCATCGAGAACTGGTTGTCCTAGAGTCTGAGCTCCTTGAAGCTTATAGACGGTGGAAGCCCCCATCATAAATACGCTATCATCAACGGCTTTGATGAGGTCATTTATGAATTCCTGGGGAGGAATAAATGCGCCACCCTCAGTTAATGAACCAGCTGCGAGTGCTCTGAACTCATCTCTATAAAGAGCTTCCTGCCCGTACATGAGATAACTTCTGAAGAGCTTGGTTCGAAGTTCAACTTGCTTTTCAGCCGCTCTTTCTGAACCCGATGAAGCATTAACTGCAAGTTTTTTGGTCAAAGGTTCATCAAGCTTTTGTTCTACCTGTCGAAGCTTGTACTCACGATTGATGATGCCATCGAGCTTTTCCTGCTCAGCATCCATATCGTTATATTTCTTTTCATCTTCGGCGCTCATTACTCCTTCTGGCGCAGCGTCGATAAGTCCGCGCATATCTGCTATGAGCTTCAAGCGCTTTTCATTGAGTTCATTTAAGTCTCGCATGGTACGATCTCCTGTGCTTTGTTACACGAATATTTTTAACAGTTATTTTGTTTCTTGATTCCCGTGACCGCGCATCGGCGAGGTTGGAGGGTAGGATTTGAGTATAAATTCTCGGTACGGTCGCGTACCCCGAATTTTCTCGGTTTAATCGGAGTCTATCTATAAATTCGTTTTCTTACAAGATGTTTTTATAAAACATCGGAATAGAATTTTGCTTTCAACGCTGCTTTTGCGAGTCGAGTTCTAAATTCACCGACTGGCTTCCCAGTTACTTCGTCGGCTTTATCAAGTTCTTCTAATTTTGCACGAACCATGGCTTCATCCAGATTACGAGCTTGAACTTCTGTTTGTGGATATGCGGGGAAAGCTACCGGGCTAACTTCCAAAAGTTCCACGTCTATTAATGTTCTGATAACCGGATCATTTGTATTTTTTGGTCGATCCCAAGCGTCTTTACGTACTCTGAATCCGAAACTCATAGAACTAACGTCGCCGCGCTGAATAAGAGTGAAAGCGTCACGCCCTGCCTGAGTATCTGCGAGAGTAAGATCAAACGCTAGCCCTTTTGAATCTTCGTGCAATCGTAGGCTTTGATTTTTATTTCGCCCGAGAACTATATCGTGATTATGATTCCAGAATGCTCGGATATCCCCGTTCGCTACCGAATCCGCGAACGCTCCACGCTGAATTTTCTCGCGGAGCGGTACAAACATCCCTAGATCTTCGCTTAATTTGTCGAACATTGCGGCATAACCACCGACTTTTCGAACTCCATTTTCATCAGTAGCACGAACTTCCTCTATCTGATAAGTGCGAACTTCAAGCTTTGTGCCCATCTCTAATCCCTCGATAAGTTTCATTTATTAAGTTAACTAATGAATCGGTTTCTAGCTGCCAACGTTTGTCATCTATCCATTTTTCGAAAGATTCTTTTCCTTCATTGGATCGTGAGCACCAATCGTTCGCATAACGGCTTATTAAATTTGGAACCACTGTTTTAATATCACTGAACATTCGCTCCCTATTCGAGGAAGGAGGTAATAAACCAATCCAGCTATTTAAGGACGCTCTTACGGACGATTCGAGTTCTGTTGTTAGAAAATCGAACATTTTGCCGTTGTCAGAATTTTTACGCCCTCGAGCTGTTATCTCTCTTCGAAGTGCTCTTTGAATTTGAGACTCGAAAACAATTTTCCAAGAATTTATTTGATCCGGCGACGGGTCAATCTGATCGTTGGGCGGAGAATCGTTTGAAGAGTCATTTTGATTCGGATCGTTCTGAGGAGGATCTTCTCCGACTGGCTTCATATTGAGAGGCTCAAGAAAAATCTGCCCTTTCCCGTCTGGTAAAGGGTTTAAATTTTCTCTCGCTCGAATCTCATCGACATTCAAAAATCCATTATTCCTTGCAACGGAATAAGCTTCGTATCTTGTTTTGATATCACCACGAAGCAGAGCATCTACCAAAAATTCTATCACTGTTTCTTCCCATTCGCGCTCTGGAGTGCACTGCCGGAGTAAAGCACTCTCGATTCTAGTGAACCATGGGCCGAGTGAATCCGTTATAGCCTCTTGCCCTTGCCACTCGATATTATTATTTGTCGAACGGCTTAAATCTCCTATTTTATGCGGAGGTACACGCATCCAGCGAGCGATATCCGTAACCGTAAATTGTCTCGATTGAAGCGTCTGGCTTTGTTCTCCCGTCATGCTGACTTGATTCCATTTAAGACCTTCCTCAAGAAGAATTGTTCTGAATGAATTCGAGCTTCCAGAATATAATTCATCGAATGAGTTTCGAATTCTATCAGCAGCTTCTTTCGTTAAACGATTTGGGTGCTCTAATACACCGGATGCTCTTACGCCACGCCCGAAAAATGAAGCTGCATGTTCCTCCTGAGCCGTAGCTATGCCTATCGTTTGCATCATTAAATCGATCGGGGATAAGCCCTTAAGACCTCCGACTCCTAACCCTCTAATATGAACTATTTCTTTCGGCGGCATTATTATTTGGCCGTATTTAGGTAAGCTTATTCTATAAGCTAAACTATCCTCGTCCTCTGGATCTCTAAAAAAAGGCTCTACATTATCTGGGCATAACGGGTACAGCTCAAGGAGGTGGCCTCGACCGTTTAAAATTTTCTGAGCATAGAAATTACCTCTCATTACGAGATGAACCATTATCATTTCTTTGAATTGAAATGCGTCCATTAACGGATTAGGTTGTTGTCTTAATATTCGCCAGAGATCGTGATCTGGGTTTCTTTCTTTGCCTCCGTTAGGTAATTTTTTGTAAATAACGATTGGAAGCATCGCAGTCGTTTCGGAAAGGTATCGAAGACCAGCGTAGAATGCACTTATTTTTAGAGCATCATTTGGGCCGAGATTCCGACCGGTGGCGATATTATTCGGTCGACCTAACCACGCATCGTCACCATATTTTACGCTGGCTCGTTTGAAGATGCGCGCAAGAAAGTTTTTCATGCCCATAGTTGAGCTTCCCTTTTGGCGCGGATTGTTATGAAGGTCGACCTCTTAAAGTGAGACAACTCCACGCCCAGAGTACACACTATCGTGATTCAACGCTACTAGTGCTCTTGCGAGCCCGGTAATAACAGCCACACAACCGTCTATTTTCTCCCGTGAGTGGGATTTTTTGGCCGGTTTCAAATTACCACTTGCATCTTCTTCCGTCTCTAAATTTCCTGCATTCCAAGTTAAAATAGGGTTATTTCCATGCACGAACTCTAATTCATCAATTGAACGAATAAGCTCTTTCGTAGGAGCGTTAAGCGAGTACATTCCTTGCCTTATTTGAACGACTGTAAATCCATCTTCTTCTTCGAGTTCTCGAAGTGTCTGAATAGCATTCCACGGATCTGCTGCTATTTCCTTTATACAATAAACTGTATAAAGATAATTAATCTCAGCACGTATTCTCTTATAGTCGACCGAACCTCCCGGCGTGACTAATAAGTGCCCGGATTTTATCCAACTTTGATATAAAATTCTATCACGAGCGGGTAATTCAGGGATAGTTTTTTCTGGGCACCAAAATCTCATTATAGCTGCCCATTTTCCATCCGAGCGCTTAAAGATTAAAGCAAGAGAGGTTAAATCCTGAGTACTAGATAAATCGAGCCCTAGAATACAGTTCTGGCCTGCATACTCTTCTTCTACTAGTGGGAAATCCCCGCACTGTCTCCATCTCCCCATGTTTATGGCTCGGATATTCGATTCAGTCCAAATGTTAAGGTGTAGTCTCTTGAAAGTATTTTCACTAGCCGGTTTTGCCCTCGCCTCTCTTACTTCTTTTTCGAAGTACTGTTTAAAGACGCTCACTTCAAAATTTGGATTCGCTTCCTTCCAAACAGCTTCCCTCGTCCACCATTCTGGATCATCTTTCGCATTTTTTGGCAGAGTAGCTTCATATATAACGGGGTAAAATGAAGGGTCATCTACGTCACCTGCTGCTACTCGTTTTGCGTAATCGTAGACTTCATAACAAATAGAAAGACGATCAAAACCAGCAGTGGTCATATAAATTTCTAGCGGCTGTCTACGTGCTCCGGTTGAAGTTTTAAGAACGTCGTAAAGTTCTCTATCATGCTGAGTATGGAGCTCATCGAATAAAATACCGTGTAAATTTTTACCATGCTTCGTATGCGCATCGGCACTAATAACTATATAACTAGACCCCATTGAATGATTAACTAATGAACGGCGGTAACTTTTCGCTCGACTACGAAGCACTAAATCGGCGTCGTTCATATCTTTGGCTACGGAAAATATTACGTTTGCCTGATCTGTATCGGCTGCTGCTGAAACTATTTCAGCTCCTATTTCACCATCTCCGTGAAGAAGATAAAGTGCTATACCAGCACCCCAGGTACTCTTCCCGTTTTTACGTGGAACGAATACGAATAGAGTCCTATATTTTCTAGTGCCGTCAGATTTACGTTTCCAGCCGAAAAGTCTACGAGTAATTTTCCTTTGCCAAGGTTCGAGGATGAATTGTTTCCCGGCAAAAGAACCTTTAGTGTGTCGAACGTGACGTGAGAAAAACTCGACAACTCGACGAGCTGCTTTTCTATCAAAATAATATTCTTTCTTCCAATCGAGTGCTTTTTTAAATGTCGAATGGATCTCGGTCTGGGTCGTTTCCACTATTTCCTAAAAAGACTATTCGAGCGCGAGCTGATGGTGTCATCCCGAAATGAGATGCGAAAAGGAGCGCTAATTTTTTTTGAGTTACGAGCTGATTAAACCACGGGTTAGGTTTCATGGCGACTGCTTCTTGCCGTAAACTTCCGTCCGGATTTTTTAGAATATTTCCCTTCTCGTCTCGAACGTATTCCATCTTAGGATTCAACGTCGTATTATTTTCAATCGCCTGTGTTCTAAGAATTAATTGTCGAGCCATGAAAAGGGTGTCTACATATAAAACAAGCATCTCGTAATCAACGGATGAAAGCCCACCCATAGCAGCTAATTCCTTACAAACTGATGCCCAAATCGTTTTACGCGCTGCTGAAAAGAAAGCTGGAGGTTCGAGTGTCTGACTAAGTGGAACACTGGCTTCGGATGGATTAAATGGCCTACCGCTAGGATTCCCCTCCAGGAGCCTTAAATAACTCGGCTTCGGTTGTGGACCTCTTGCACCCATAGTTTATTATTATAAAAGTCGGTTAAATTAAACGCAAAAACGTCATAAGATTGTAGGTCTGATTACAATTTGATGACAAAAATCTCATACTCGCCTCGCCTCAATTACTTTTCAGAGTAGCCTATAGTTTACCATGCATTTTCAGCAAAAACGGCTGTAGAGCCCTATAGGCGCTCTAATGAGATCAAGTGCTTAACAATAACCATCTTAATTGATTATAGATTTTTTAGGAATCCAAAATTCAAAACTCGCTTAGTTTTACGCGTGAC